ACAAACCGATACCGGTGGATTAAGGAAGTGATATGGTTGACCTTGCACAGTTCGTTGAGGTAAAACTTGACGATCAGGACGATTTTTTAAAGGTAAGAGAAACACTTACTCGTATTGGAGTTTCATCACGCAAAGAGAGAATTTTATATCAGTCTTGCCATATTTTACACAAGCAAGGCAGATACTATATTGTACACTTTAAAGAACTTTTTGCACTTGATGGAAAACCATCTAATATTTCTGAGAATGATATACAAAGACGTAATGCAATTGCCAATTTATTAGCCGAATGGGGTTTAGTAACAATTTTAAATCCTAAGATTATGGAAAATAATATTGCACCATTACATCAAATAAAGATCATATCATTCAAAGAAAAGGATGAATGGGAATTAATACCAAAATACAATATTGGTAAAAAAACTCAAGACTATTAATTATTAACTAAGTGAAAATATATTATGATGAAACCTGGCAAAACTTTTAAAATGGATAAAGAAACAAAAAGGATTTTATCCACAATGAGTGGTCAGAAAAAAACTGACTACAAGAAAATGATGATTGAGGCACAGTTATGTTCTGCTGTGGTTGTTCGTGAGAAGAAAAAAGGTAAAGATAAGGATGAAACCTAAGTTTATCCAAGCCCACATGAAGGCGGCTGAGAATTATTCAAAGTTATCATCAGCAAAACGCCTTCAAGTGGGTTGTGTTATAGTCAAAGATGATACCATTATTGGTATTGGTTATAATGGTATGCCATCAGGTTGGGATAATAATTGTGAAAATCGAATCTATGCTAACGAATGGTCTATTGATAATAACTTATGGGATTATCAAGAAGAAGATGGTACTGCATACAATTTAAAAACCAAACCCGAAGTTCTTCACGCAGAAACCAATGCAGTTGCAAAGGTTGCTAAATCAACAAATTCAACAGATGGTGCCGATATTTTTGTTACTCATGCACCATGTATAGAGTGTGCCAAACTAATTCATCAATCAGGAATTAAAAGACTTTTCTACAGAGATACATATAAGAATGATGATGGGTTAAACTTTCTCAATCAATGTAATATCGAGGTAAATCATGTCAAAGACCTACACAACTAGAGTTATAGCCGCAGATTGTTTTGGTGATGCAATTATTCATATACCTGATGAGTTGGTAAAAGAATTAAATTGGTTAGTTGGTGATGAATTGGATTTCCAAATAGAAGATAAATCCGTTAGAATAATAAATTTAACAAAGGAAAAAAGAGATGCAACTGACAACTAATTTTTCATTGAATGAAATGATTAAGAGTGAAACAGCTTTACGCCATAACATGGATAATACTCCTGATGAATGGGTAACAGAAAACCTTCGTGTATTATGTGAAAATATTTTACAGCCTTTGCGTGATGCATATAATACTGGCATCAAAGTAAATTCTGGATTCCGTCATCCTGAAGTGAATGCTGCTGTTGGTGGTTCTAAAACTTCAGACCATTGTAAAGGTCAGGCAGCTGACATTGAAATTCCTGGTGTTCCAAATGCTGACTTAGCTAAATACATTTCTGAGAATTTTAAATTTACACAAATCATTCTTGAGTTTTATACATCTGGTATTCCTGATTCTGGTTGGGTTCATGTTTCGTATGATCCAACAAATTTAAAATGCCAAACACTTACAGCTGTAAAAGAAAATGGCAAAACTGTGTATAAACCTGGATTGATTGCGTAATGGATGTAAGAGCTTTAATTGCTTTTTTAACTCGAATTAAATGTTGGTTACCAATGGTTAATCCTGGAATCCGTGAAGAAGTTGATTCTGTAATCAACCAATTGAAAAATACTTTACCAAAATAATTAAAATGGAGTTGTTATGTTAGTTTTGCCTGATGAGATGGTTGGTCGTCCTGTAGCCTTTACTTGTTCGACCTTTGATTTACTACATGCTGGTCATATTTTGATGTTGGCCGAATGTAAACAAATTTGTGATTACTTAATTGTTGGTCTACAAACCGATCCAACAATTGATAGACCTGATACAAAAAATAAACCAGTTCAATCCATCGTAGAAAGATATGTACAACTTTCTGCGGTAAAATTTGTGGATGAAATTATTGTCTATGATACTGAAAAAGACCTAGAAGATATGTTAGCGTTTTTACCTATAACTATGAGAATTTGTGGTGAGGAATATAAAGACAAACATTTAACAGGTAAAGATATTTGTGATAATCGAGGCATTCGTACACATTTTAATTCTCGCACACATAGATTCAGTTCCTCTGAATTACGGCAAAGAACTTATCAATCAGAATTAGTTAAAATTGCCACAAAATAATTGAAGTTATGTTATAATGTATTTTTATGTTAAGGAAATAGTATGAACATTCGTGAATTGGCCAAAAGACTTGCCATCGAAAATAAAACCATTCAGGCAGATCGATATGATTTATATCTGCGTGAGTTTGATAATAAGGTTGAATTGTTGGGATTTGTACAAGACCCAAATTACAGCATGAACGATTTTCGTGGTCGTGAAATGTTGTTCCCAAAACGATGGATCACTCTTGCCGTTCTTGATGCTGATACGCAGGTGAAAGTATGATGATTAAATTAATTACACTCAAAACAAACCACACACTAATGGGTAAAATTGAAGATGGTGGATTACTTCCACATGTAACTATTAAATATCCTGTTCAAGTGGTTTCTGTACCACCTAGAGCTGCTAATGAAGCTTCAAGTATTGCTTTTGTTCCTTTTCTAGAATTTAGTGAAGAATTTAAAAGTGGTATTAAAATTTTAAAAGAAGATATTCTTTGCACCACTAACCCCGTTGTTGAATTAGAAAATCAGTATAATTCAATTTTTGGATCTGGAATACAAATTGCTAAATCTCTGTGAGTAAGTACTATACAAACGTTGTCGTACAAGGCAACAACATTCTCTATCGAGGCGTACAAAATGGTAGGCGAGTAAGGATGAAAATCCAATATTCGCCTACTTTGTTTTTGCCATCCAAGAAACCTACCGAATTTAAAACTTTGTTTGGTGAATATTTGGAACCCATGCGTTTTGAATCTATTCGTGAATCCCGTGATTTTGTTAAACGATATGAAGGCGTTGATAATTTTAAAATTTATGGTAATGATCGGTACGAATATGCTTTTATTGCTGATGAATTTAAAGCTCAAATTGATTCCGACATTAAAGATTTAAATATTGCAATTGTCGATATTGAGGTTGGATCTGAGAATGGTTTTCCTGATCCATATAAAGTAACTGAACCAATTACTGCTATCGCTGTTTATCAATTGAATGGTGATATTAATGTTTATGGTTGTGGTGACTATGAAATAAAAGGTAAAGAAATATACCACAAATGTAATGATGAAATTGATCTTGCGAAAAAATTTCTGCAAGACTGGCAAAACAATTATCCTGATATTATAACAGGTTGGAATACTGAATTCTTTGATATACCATATCTTGTGAATCGTATTCGTGTTTTGCTTGGTGAAGATGAGATGAAAAAACTTTCTCCATGGAATAATGTGTGGGAAAGAAAAACTACATACAATGGTCGTGAAATGATTTCATACCATATCTCAGGTGTTGCGGCACTTGATTATATTGAACTATACAAATGGTATGCACCAGGTGGTAAGTCGCAAGAGTCCTATAAATTGGATTCTATTGTTAACGTTGAACTTGGTGAATCAAAACTTTCCTTTGATGAGTATGATAATTTACATCAATTGTATCGTTTGAATTACCAGAAGTTTATTGAGTATAACATTAAAGACGTTGAGTTGATTGTCAAACTTGAAGATAAATTAAAACTACTTCAATTGGCAATTACTCTTGCTTATGATACCAAAACAAATTACGAAGATGTGTTTGCACAAACTCGTATGTGGGATTCAATAATCTATTCCAATTTATTGGCTAAAAGAATTATTGTACCACCAAAAGTTGTAAAGAGAAAAGAATCGGCCTTTGAGGGTGCATATGTAAAAGATCCTCAGGTGGGTATGCACAAATGGGTTGCATCATTTGACCTTGACAGTCTATACCCGCATTTGATGATGCAATATAACATCTCACCAGAAACTTTAATTCAACCAGAAAATTACACCGATGTAATGCGTAAAATTATTATGGATGGTGTTTCAGTTGAAAAGATGTTAGATAAAAAAGTTGATACATCTCCTTTAAAAGATGTAACAGTTACTCCAAATGGCCAATTCTTTAGAACCGATGTTCAAGGTTTCTTACCAAAAATGATGGAAGAAATGTATGAAGATCGTAAGAAGTTTAAAAAGATGATGTTAAAGGCAGAACAGGATTATGAAGATGAATCTGATCCTCAAAAGAAAGAAGAAATTGCTAAGTTAGTTTCAAGATATAATAATCTACAACTTGCTAAAAAAGTTTCATTGAACTCTGCTTATGGTGCTCTCGGTTCACAATATTTTCGATTCTATGATTTAAGACAGGCTCTCGCCGTTACATTGGCCGGCCAACTTTCTATTCGTTGGATTGAAAATAAATTAAACCTATTCATGAACAAATTACTAAAAACGGAAAAAGATTATGTTATCGCCTCAGATACAGATTCGATATATTTACGTCTTGGTGAACTTGTTGATACGGCATATTCACAAGACAAAACACCTGCAGGAGTTATCTCCTTCATGGACAAGGTCTGTGAAGATAAAATACAACCGTATATCAACCAAAGTTATCAGGAGCTTGCTACATATGTCCACGCATACTCACAAAAAATGAGAATGAAGCGTGAAGCCTTGGCAGACAAAGGAATATGGACTGCTAAGAAACGATACATCATGCATGTATATAATAATGAAGGTGTTGCCTACAATGAACCTCATATGAAAGTTATGGGTCTTGAAATGGTAAAATCTTCCACACCATCTGCCATTAGAGCTAAAATGTCATTAGTAATTAAAATGATGATTACGCAAAATGAACAAGATGTACAAAAGTTTATTGCAGATTTTCGTGAAGAATTTAAATCATTACCGCCAGAAGAAATCTCTTTCCCAAGAGGGGTTAATGGCATTAAAGAATATGCGGATTCGGTCACACTATATAAAAAAGGTACACCAATACATGTCAAAGGTGCAATCATCTACAATCACCTATTAAAGGAAAAAGGTTTAACTAAGAAATATCCTTTAATACAAGATGGTGAGAAATTAAAGTTTGCATATTTAAAATCACCTAATACTGTAAGAGATACTGTTATTTCTTATCCAGTTAGGTTACCAAAAGAATTTGACATACATCAATATATCGACTATGATTTGCAATTTGAAAAATCATTTATTGATCCAATCAAAGTGATTCTTGATTGTATTGGATGGAAAGTAGAAAAACAAAGTAGTTTAGAGGACTTCTTCACATGATACAAGTATATTTAACTTTTTTAACCGCAATTGCCTTGTCAGCAGTTGCAGGTTTCTATTCAATTATTGGATTAGCACAGATATTTCCTGGTTCTTTTTGGCCTATTGTTCTCATGGGAAGTATTCTTGAGATAGCTAAATTGGTTACCGTTTCTTGGTTATATAATAATTGGAAAACTGCTGGACCATTATTAAAAACTTATTTTTCAATTGCAGTACTTGTATTGATGACCATTACATCAATGGGTATTTTTGGTTATCTTTCAAAAGCACATCTAGAATCTAATGTTGTTTTAGGTGCCAATACAGTACAACTAAGAACAGTAGAAATGCAGGAGAAAATCACTAAAGATAGATTAGAATATCTATTAAAACAGGCTAGTGATCCAGAAAAAACATCTTCTAGGGTTGATCGTGATATTCGTAATGCTCAAGCGGATCTAAAGAAGTTGACTGAACAAAAGTTGCCGTTATTATCTGAAGAAAATAAATTAGCGGCAGAAATTGGTCCAATCAAATATATTGCTGAATTATTTTATGATAAAAATGATCCATCTTTTATAGATAAAGCAGTAAGAGCAGTAATTATCATAATCATTATTGTATTTGATCCACTTGCCGTATTGTTATTAATTGCGGCACAAAAAACCTACAAAGTTACAATTAGGAACAATACCAAAACTACCAAAAGGAGCAAGAAAAAGCAGGTAGATCATATAATAGAGCTTGACGAAGATGAAGAACTTGTGATACAATATGATGAAGAAGAAAAAAACGAAGTAATACCAAAATCGAAGATTACCAAACTTGACGGAGGTTCATTTTAAAATGAGTGTATTAGATAAATTAAAAAAGAATTCGACTATTAAAGAAAGTGCGATTCTTGAAAAATCCAAATTCTTTACTGAGAAGGATATGATTCAAACGGAAGTGCCCATGATTAACGTGGCATTATCAGGTCGCCTCGATGGTGGTCTTGTACCAGGTCTTACAATGTTGGCTGGTCCATCAAAACACTTTAAGACAGCATTTGCTTTATTGATGGCATCAGCCTTTCTTAAAAAGTATAAAGATGCGGTGATACTATTTTATGATTCAGAGTTTGGTACTCCACAAAAGTATTTTGAAACATTTGACATTGATACTTCCCGTGTATTACACACTCCAATTACCGATGTTGAAGAACTCAAATTAGATATTATGAAACAACTATCGGAATTAGATAATAAAGATCGTGTAATTATTGTTATCGATTCTATTGGTAACTTGGCATCTAAGAAAGAAGTTGATGATGCTCTTGATGGTAAGACAGTTGCTGATATGTCCCGTGCAAAACAAATGAAGTCTTTATTCCGTATGGTGACACCACATTTAACAATCAAAGATATTCCAATGGTTGTAGTGAATCATACTTACAAAGAAATTGGCATGTTCCCTAAAGATATTGTTGGTGGTGGTACAGGTTCATACTACTCATCCGACACTATTTGGATTCTTGGTCGTCAACAAGATAAAACTGGTACCGAACTTACGGGCTATAACTTTATCATTAATGTTGAGAAATCTCGTTATGTTCGTGAGAAGTCCAAAATTCCAGTCACAGTATCTTTTGATGGTGGTATTAATTTATATTCTGGTCTACTTGATGTTGCCTTAGAAGGTAACTTTGTAACTAAACCTTCAGCAGGTTGGTATGCAAAAGTTGATCAGAAAACTGGTGAAGTTAGTGATAAGAAGTTTCGTGAAGCTGACACGAACACTAAAGAATTTTGGAAAGATTTATTAAATGATAAACAGTTTAACGAGTTCATTTCAAAGAAATATTCAATATCCTTTGGAAGCATTATGGGAAACAATATTTCCACCGAAGAAGAACTTACCGAAATATAGATTTCAACAATCACCGCATGACGATGCCACTTGGATCGAAATTACATCAGGTAAATATACTGGTGTAGTTTTATCCTATGGCATGGTTAAGTTTACCATGGAATTCAATATTCCCAAATTAAATTTCAGTTACAATATACTTTATTCTGGTGAACATGATAAAGACCTATTGCAAAATGATGATGAATTTGTTACAATAATGGGAGATATACTCTCAGAGATTATTATAGAAAATGAACCGACTAGAACAAACAATATTGAAGAACCTGATTTATAATGACGATTATTCCCGTAAAGTTTTGCCGTTTATTAAATCAGAGTATTTTACCGACTTAACTGAAAAGACTGTTTTTAATGAAGTTACTGAGTTCATTAACAAATATAAAAATCTACCAACACACGAATCTCTCGTAATTAATTTTACAGAATCCAAAACATTATCAGAAGATCAAGTAAGAGATTCTATCTCACTACTCAATGAACTTACTGATAACAAAAATGATCCTACTGAAAAACAATGGCTGATTGAACAGACTGAAAAGTTTTGTCAAGATAAAGCAATCTATAATGCCATCATGGAATCAGTTTCAATTCTAGATGACAAACAACATAAAAAATCTAAAGGTGAAATACCTGGTTTGTTGAGTGATGCTCTTGGAGTTTCATTTGATTCTTCAGTTGGTCATGACTATATTCAAGATTCAAGTGATCGATACGATTTCTATCATAAGACCGAAGCACGAATCAAATTCGATTTGGACATGTTTAATAAGATCACCAAAGGTGGTTTACCAATAAAGACACTCAATATTGCTTTGGCTGGTACAGGCGTTGGTAAGTCTTTATTCATGTGCCATGTGGCAGCTTCATGTCTAGCTCAAGGTCATAATGTATTGTATATCACCTTAGAGATGGCTGAAGAAAAGATTGCTGAACGAATCGATGCCAACTTGTTGAATATTGATATGCAAGAACTCCATACCATAAGTAAAAATGACTATGATAGAAAGTTTGATGTGTTACGCAACAAGACACATGGCAAGTTAATCATCAAAGAATACCCTACTGCTGCAGCTTCTACATTGCACTTCAAATCGTTGTTGAACGAATTACATTTAAAGAAGAACTTTAAACCACACATTATCTTTGTTGACTATTTGAATATTTGTTCATCGGCTAGAATTAAACCTGGTGCAAGTGTGAACTCCTATTCTTATATTAAAGCCATTGCTGAAGAACTAAGAGGCCTTGCAGTTGAGTTTGCGGTACCTGTGGTATCTGCAACACAAACTACGAGAAGTGGTTTTACAAATACAGATCCAGGTCTAGAAGATACATCAGAATCTTTTGGTTTGCCTGCAACTGCCGATTTTATGTTTGCTTTGATTTCTACTGAAGAACTAGAACAACTAAATCAAATCATGGTCAAACAATTGAAAAATCGTTTTGGTGACCCTAATCACTATAAGCGTTTTGTTGTTGGTATTGATAGAAGTAAAATGAGATTATATGATGCAGAACCTACTGCACAACAAGGTATTGCGGATTCAGGACAAAATGATGAACCCATTAATACTTTTGGTAATCGTGAACGCAAGTTTAATTCCAAATTTGAAGGAATAAAAGTATGAAAGTAGTTACACTAGAAACTAAAGATCAAAAAATTAAGAAGCAAGATCGTGATGACTTTTTAGAGATAATTGATACCTTTAGAGAAAGATTTGTTAATGGTGAGGTGAATGAATTTGTCATTTCATGTTTAGATGAAGAAGGTGAAGCTGAAATCTATATTGCAAGTCAAGACCTTGTTGGTGCTGTCGGCATGTTTGAATTAGGTAAAGAAGCTTTATTGTCACAATACAGATGAATAGAGAACAAGCTATACATTGTTCAAAGGTTTTTTCGGACTATTTTGATAGGTTTGAAAGAATTGATGACTACATGCGTGATGAAAAATTAAATTCATTATCAACTAGACCAGCGGCTTTGTTTGGCATGGGACCTGAAGAAGATTTATTTTCAGATTTTACAATGTCACCTAACGATATGGATTTTGAAATACTAGAATTGCCAGCCGATAGATGGTCTGGTTATTTGGATATTATTTCATCACATAATAATCTATCTTCACCTGGTCGCAATCTTAGATTGGCTGTACTAGAAAAGAAAACTCAGAAGTGGGTTGG